TGACTGGGGGCGCAAAGCCCGCCGACGCCAAAACCGGCGCGGCGTTGATTGTCATTTCAGCATCGCCATTCATCACGCCGCCCGTAATTTCTTCCGGGCTGAAACTGCGCAGCCATCCCGTCACGGAGATTTCCGTGAAGGTGGTTGTCATTGCTTGCCGGCGGCGCAGCGTGGCCGGGCGGCCAAAGCGCGCAATCAGCCGCGGCACGGCTGAGGTGATGCTCACGCGCCCATCTTTCGCCACGGCGCCAGCAGCGCGGCGGCTTCAATCGGGATGGCTTCAGCCCCGGCGCGCGGGTCGAGGTATGAGACGGACCCGACACCATCGGCGCTCTCGGAACGGATGCGTGGATCTCGCCCGCGCGCGGTTTGCAGGCCGGCCAAGGTGGCGAGACATGCGCGCTCAATGTCCTGTGGCAGATCGGTCAGCAGCGCATAGCCCGCCGCATAGGTGACTTGCACCACCGCGGCGCGCCATTGGATGCGATAATCGCCGGACAGCCGATAAAGCAGCGAGCCGTCGAGTTCGTAATCTGTCGCGGCAAGCGTGGTGCCGTCCTCGATGACTGAGGTAATGGCCGGGTTCAGATCCCGGTCGAGAATGATGCACGACAGATCAACGCCGCGCTCAGTCTGCCGCACGGTTGCCCGGCCAAAGCCTTCAGGCCGGCCGCAATAGCGCGCGCAAATATCTGACGCCTGGCCAATGAGTTCTTGCAGCCCGGCGGTCGCTTCCGGGATGGCCAATTCGCGCGCCGCCGTGGCCAGCACGGTAAGCGCATTGGTCGCGGGTGGCGTGATGATTGTGATCATGGCCTTGCCTGGGCAGGGGTGAAGGCGCCGCGTGATGCAGCCGGGGTGAAAGTCCTGCCCTGAGCCGCCTGAAAAGCAGCGCGGGCGAAAGAAGCAGAGAAAGCACCGCGAGAAACCGCCACAGAAGGCGTTGGGCGGGATTGCGCCGCATGGAAAGCCGGACGTAGCAGCGCCGCAACCAAAGCCGCCCTTGCGCTTGCTACAGGCAGCGCAAGGCGGTTTGTCGCAAGATTGAAGCCGCCGCGATTGAGAGCGGGAATAAAAACGCCGCGCGCCAGCGGCAGATTGTTGGCGATAACGCCCCAAGCATTGCCCCAGGCCTTGCCCCAGGATTTACCCCAAGCCGAAGCCATCACACCGGCCCGAAGGGGTCAGCTTCAGTGCCAGCGCCATCCACAGTAACCGCGTTCACCTTGCGAATATCCGCATGGATCGGCGTTGACTGCGCCGCCGCCAGCACTGCCGCCGCGTTCTGCGCCGCAGTCGGCACGCTACCGCCGGACGTCACCACGGTTGAAGCCGCGGATTGGATCAGCAGGGTTTGGACCCCGGCCGTATAGGCGATGGGGTCTCCGCCTGGTCCGCCGATGAAATTTCCACCCGCGATCCTTGCGACGTAATCTCCGGCTGGGAAGCGAAGTTGCCACGCCCCCAGTACTTCGACGGTGAGGCCGACCTGAACACCGGGGCCAAGGTTATTGAGCCCTGATCCGCGTCCGATTCGGTCATAGATGATTCCCTCCTCACTTGCCTGCGCTGCCTTCACCGCAGCGTAAAGCGTGGCGCAATCAACATCCGCGACACCCACATCCACATCAATGCGGGACGTCACGAAATCAAAGGTGAAAGGCGCGGCGTAATAAGCCATTAGACATCACTGTTACGGCTGGCATTCACGCTGCCGCCCGCATTGGTGATGGAAAGCGTGGTGCTGAACGGCACAATGGGCGAAGCGCCGGACCCGTTGCGCACATCTACCCGCGTATTGAAGTTGCTGGCGTAGATGAAGGTGACGCTTTCCGTAGCACCCGCAGCCTGCCGATCAATGTAAGGCACGAAAACATCATCCGCCGTGACAATGTTGCTCGCGAGCGCCGGGGAAAGGCCGCTGAAAGTCTTGGTGCCCGCATTGAAAGATGAATAGGTGTAGCGCAGCCCCTTGATGCGGATGACGCCGGAGCTTGGCGTGTCTGTCTTGATGCTCTCCACCACAGTCAGGGCCGTCGCGCCGGATGATGCCGCGACAGGCGTGTATTCATCCTTCAACAGCCCGCCCGATCCATTATCCCGCGCCACCAGCACCCGGTCGCCAGCTACCAGATTGCCGATGGTAATGCCGATAAGCGTGGGCGGAACCTGCGCGGTGCCGTCATGCGCGATCAACTGATACCGGGTGCTTTCAGCCGGCAGGACGCCAGTGATGAACCAGCCTTGCGCCACGAAAAACGTGCCACCCGCGAAGGTGCCGAAGGGCGCCGATGGGATTTCAGTATAGGCCGCATTCAGCACGCGATACCGCCAGCCTGGAATGCTATTCAAGGTGGCAGCGCTATTCTCGCGCGTCAGGTATTGAAGATACTGGTAAGCTTCTTGCAAGGTGCAGGAATTGGAAAGGGTAATTGTGCCCTTGTACAGCTTGCCGCCATTCCCGTTGCCCAAGTCTTGCGTGGTATCGCCAAAGGCTACCGCCACCTTCGTTGAAAGAAGCGCCGCCTGCGCCTCAGTCAACAGGATATTGCTGTCAATCGCGGTTGAAAGCGCAGCGTTACTCTCGCCACCAGCGGATAGCCCCACGTCAAAGTGCGAATAGGTCTGTCCCCATTTGCGGCTGAAGGCTGTGACGTTGCCCGAGTCAATAAAGGCGTTCGCGGTCTTGACCTTCACCAAAACCTGAATATGCCCGTCTGACCAAAACTTTGTCAGCTTGGACCCCGACTGCACCACATAGATCGGGCTGCCAGCCACAATGCCGCCGATGGTCTTCAGGCCGGAATACTGCACATCGCCATTGGCCTGCTTTACCGAGCCGAAGTTGATGTACTGCGCCGCGTCATCGTCAAGATTGAAGGTGATTGCACCGCTTGTCAGCAGATTGAGACGCGAAGCCACCGCCGCATCGCGCGGGCCGTCCAGTTTCGATGGGTTTGGCGCCAGAATATCCAGAAGGTCATTGCCTGCCGCCGCCGCATCATCTGCGAGGTCTTGCAACCAAGCGTGTAATTCCAGCACAGAATAAACAGTGGTGCCGCTGGTATGACGAATATCGCCAGTTGTGCTGATTGAAAAATCGGCTGCAATGGGCATGGCTATTGATCCGGCTGCTGGTTGGCGGTTTGACTGTTGTTGCTTGCGCTAAGGGTCGTCGTCGTGCGCCACTCTTGGTATGCCGGGGAACCCGTCGCCTTCCGCACCACAATTTCAACCGGCACATCAGCGGTGTGCGTGTACGTGTAGCCAAAGCTGGTCCCAGCGACGGTTTGATTGGATAGGACCACTTGCGTATCGGTGCGGCGGATCAGGATGCGCGACCCCGCCACAATGCTGCTGACAGTCAGCGTGTAGCTGGCGGCTGGGGAGTAGTAGCTTCCATCATCCGCCTGCATCCGCGCGAAGCCCGCCACCTCGTTCTCGCTGGCATCCACCACCCGTACACCCTTGAGCGTGGCACCGGCAGAGCCGAATAGGCGCCCGCGCTGCGTTTCAAGTGCCGTGCCGACCGCGACCACCATCACGGGCCACGCCATGTTGTGGAAGCCCCCGCCGAGGGTGTACGCGTCCTGAGCGGTCTGCCACGAAAGGAACTGTGCGACTTGCGAGGCGCTAACGCCCGCCGCCACGGTCACCGAGATCGACCACTGCTTGCCGTTCCATGTGACCGGGGACGCGCCGTGATTGGTCACCGTAATGCCCAAAGCGCCGGGATTGGCGTCCGCGATGGCGTTATCGGTCTGGGTCAGAGGGAACGCCGCACCCTTCTCAGTCAGCATGAACGGCGTCTCGACCTCGTTCCAGCCGGGCTTGCGTACGCGCAATGTAACGGTAGTGTCCGCAAACCATGCGGGGTACAAAATTGATTGCGTCGACGGCTCCACGTCGAGCAGAAGCCCGTCGCTGCTGCGGAAGATCGCGGTGAGCGAGCCGGATTGCACGCCCGAGAGCGAGACAGGCGGCTCGTTGTAAGGGTACGGATTAGCGACAATGTCGGCTGCACTCGTCGTGCCGAAGATCGACACGGCTCGCAGCACATTGCTTGCGTTCGCCACCGTGCAGCGTGCGCGCAAGCGAACCTTGACGCCCGCTGGACTAATCCCCGCCTCAGCAGACAGGTTAGCGGCACTCAAGACCTTGAACGTGCCCGAGAAGCCCGTTCCTTTGTCGAGATCGTAGCTGAGAGCGATGTTGCCAGTGTTCGTCCCAGACACTAGGGGCGCAGTGTTGGCGAAGGCCGTCAGGCCGCGTATCCAATAAGGCCAAGTCCACGTGACCTGATCGTCTAGCGCGCGGAGCAGGAGGCCGTTTGAGCCGTCGCGCAGGATCGTGCCGACATCATCGACATAAGCGACGCTACTGAACGGCGAGGGGCTCTTTTCAATACCGGCGAACACCGACAGCAGAACCTCGGTCGCCGACACTTCCTGTTCAGCAAAGTGCAAGCCGATGGTTGAGAATATCGTTGGCGTATTGCCGTTGGCGATGCCGGTTCCGTGCGTGCGGTTGCCGCCCGACGCTGTGCGCTGAAAGAAGCTGGTTTGCGGGACGGCGCTCATCAAGCTACTTGCCGCATAGGCCGTTGGGTCGCCGCAGTCTGAAATCCACACCTCATCGCAGTTTTGCGTCAGGACTGTCGAGTCAGCCGTCTGCGATCCGCCATTGAAGTAAACCCGCGAGACACGCGCGTTCTTGACGTTGGTGAGCGCCACGACATACCGGCCATCGGCGCCCAGCACCATCGGCGCGGCGCGTGTGCCGATGTTTCGAATGCGGATGTTGGTCGTCTGGTCCTGGGCGAGAACCGCCGTCTGAACGAACGCGGCGGTGCCGGGGAATAGCGACACGCCGTCGACCGCTACGTCGGCGCAGTTGACGAACTGAATGGCGTAGTTGGGGCGCGTCCCAGTGGCAGCGTGCAGAGATGCAACGACGATGTTGGTGATTTCCACCGCCGCGCAGCCGGTGAGCGCCATCGCGACGTTGACTGCCGCTCCCGAGACGTGGACGCAGTTGCGTAGCACAACCTCGCTGGAGTACAAAACCGTCCACGATGGGACTACCTTGTTGTTGAACGCCTCGCACGAGTCGAAGACGACCCCGACGCAGTTGGCGACGTTGAACGCGCCCGTCCCCGTGGTGGCGCCGCTAGCCTGGAAGCTCTCGCAGCCCTTGAACTCCACATCTGTCGAGTAGCCGACCGCGAAGCTTTGCTGGTTAATAGCGCCGACGCGGGACGCCGCGACGTTTTCAAAGCGAACTTGCGACAGGGCGGTTGCGTTGTTTGTGACGTTTGGTTGACCCCCGGCCCAGCATGAATCTGCGCCGCAAGAGTCTTTGACGCGGTAAAGGGAGGCGTTTCTCGCCCCAAACAAAGCGCATGAGCAGGCAAACTCGACATCGACCAGACCGCCGCTTGAACTGAACTCGTAGCGGGCCGAAACGCTCGCCGTGTTGAATGTGTTTGCTGCCCAGTTCGCTGAAGTCGAGCTTGAGAAGTGGACGTTCGGCACGCGGATACGCGCGCCGCTTGGCGGGAGCTTGCCAAACGTCGCGCCGCCGAAGGTGATCACGCCAGCAGCGGAACAAGTGAAGTAGCGACCCCGGTTGTCAGTGGCGATGTTTGTCGCAGTAAACTCCGCAGCCGGCGCACAGCCCCACCAATCGTAGACGCCCGAGCCTGCCGCCGTCTCGACCTGCACCGCAGGCACGAAATCCGCAACGAAATGCTGGATGGTCTGCCCTGCTACCCCGGTCGCTAATCCAAGCTCAAACCAGTCGCCGCGCACGGTAAGAACGCCGAGGCGCGGAATATTCACAATTCCAGTTGTACTGCTTGTGAATCCATCCACGCTGGCCTGCGCTTGCCAGCGTGGCGGTCGCGCCGCCGGTGAAGGTCAGCACATCGCCGGTCGCCAGCGCGGCACTGCGGCGGCGCAGCTTGATCCAGCCGCTTGCTGGCATCGCGCCGCCCGCAGCCAGCGGAGCCGTACCGAGAGCCGTCCAGATACCAAGAAACTCGCCGATGTCCGTGCCTGCCCGCGTGACATCAAGGGTGCCCTGCGTGCCGAGCGCCGGCACGGTGCCGGTGGCCGACGAGAACGGCACCCACCATGTCTCGGTGCCATTAATGCGAAGCTCGCCTTCGTTTACGTCAATGATCCCAAGAACGGCGGCGTTCTGACCCCAGCGCACGTCGCTGTTGATCGTGACAGAGCCGCCGGAGTTGATCGTGATGGTTTCGCCGTTCAGCAGCCCCGAGATCGAGGCGTCGTCGTAGTTGACGGCGGTGGTGACGGTTTGGTTAGCCATTTACTTAGCTTTCCGCGCCAGCATTTACCGCATTCCTTTGAATTGCAAAAAAGCGCCAGCCGCAATCGCGCCAAGCACCGCCATCGTCGTTGCCTTAACGACCTGACTCCAAATGGTCTTTTTTGTTGAGCGCCATGCGTCGAGAAGGTTTCGCAATTCCTTCAGATCTTCACCGGCGCTTTCGTCATGCAAACCAATAGATTCAAGCGCCGCCCTTGCGCCTTGTTTAGCTGCCCTGGAAATCATCTGCTCAATGACTTCAGGAGACATAGCGCGGCGCTCTTCTGGCATTGGTCAGCCCTCGGCTTTTTTCTTCGCCTTCGGTTGGCCGGGCACTTCTGCCCAGCCTTCCCGAATAGCAACCGCCGCAAGTTCACCGTGGACGGTATCGCCCGCGGCAAATTCGCGCCCGTACACTTCGCCGTCCGGCGCCCCGATAAAGGGCGCCGTTACGGTTGCCACCACCTCAGACATTAGGAGGCGGCAATCTTCAGCAGCTTAATCGCCTGCGAGTTGCGGATTTTCCCGCCGACACGCTTGCGGATGTAGAACTGCACAAAGCCGGGCAGGGTGATTTCGTCGCGCGTCATGCGCATCCCGACGCGGTCCGCAATCAGGTAGCCTTCACGGAAATCACCAAAGGCCAGCGGGAACACGTTGGCGGCAACCGCCGGCATGTCTTCCGCTTCGGTGATCGGGTAGCCGATGAAGGTTTCCGGCTGATTGGCCGAAAGCGACGGCTGCCACAGATACGCGCCAGTGCCAGCGCCTTCACGATACTTGCGAAGGGCAGACAGCACCGCTTTCGTGGTGACAAACCGGCCATTGGCGCGATAGCGCGCGCGCAACGCATAGACCAAGTCATAGAAGACATCAGCGCTGGTCGGCAACGCCGCCGCCTGGCCAGAGGCCACATACTGCAACGTGCCGAAGGCGCGCGAGGCGTCCGCGGTCGTTACAGGGGTCGGGCCATTCAGGAAGCCGGTCGGGCGGTTAGTGCCGTTGCCAGCAACAAAGGCCGCGCCTTCGCCCTGGGCAATGGCTTCAGCCGCGCTGGTGATGAGCCAATTCTCGACATCGAAGAACAGGTCGTCGAGGCTTTCTTCCGACGCGCGCGGGCGGGCAGAAGCAAGGCCAAAGGTCGGCGCCACTTCGGCCAAGTCCGGCGTATTGGTTTGGTTGCGCGTTGCCGCTTCACCAAGCCATTCAAACGCCGCGCCGTTCACGTCGAACAGTTCCTTATAGTCAGGGCTGCCAACCGTGCGCACGGTCGCAATCTGACGGATCGGGGAAATGTCCACAGACAGGCGCGCAATCTGGCGCTCAATCACTTCCGGCAGAGCAAAACCACCAGCGGAGCCGGTGGAGGTCACCACCTGAGCGGCGCGGGTTTCAAACCCGTCGTCGTTCAGGCTGCGATTTTGCAGCGCCTTCGCCGTTTCGCGCATCTTCATCTCGGCGCGCGGGTCGCGGGGATTGCGCACCCAACCGAGGAAGGCGTTGCGATAGGCCAGCGCTTCGGCGCTGTCGCTATCATTAGCCACGCCAGCACCACCGGGGCGCGCGGCGCGGGTTTCAGCCTGCTCGATGCGCTTCTTCATTTCCGCCTGGGCATCAAGCACCGCGTCAATGCGCGAAAGCTTTTCGTCCAGCAGCGGGTCAGCAGCGCCGCGCTTGGCAATTTCGGCAAGGCGCGCATCATTGGCGGCCTTGTATTCTTCAAAGGCGACGCCGATCTTTTCGATGGCGCCAGCAAGGGCCTCAGACATGAGGGTTTCCTTTCAGGTTCAAGATTGCAGGGAACGCAGCAGCGCATCGGCTGCCCGGTTTGCGCGTTCGGTTGCGATCTCGGCCTCTCGCCGCTCGGCACCCATTCGCATCAAGCGAGACACAAGGGCCGTCGCCTGAGACTTCGACACGTCTGGCGCTACATCACGCAGCCACCGCTCGGCGTCGGAAGGTTTCAAAATCTCATCAATCGCAGCGGCCTTCACGCGCGTCACGCGCGCGGATTTCGCCGCCGGAAAAGTCACCAGTGACACTTCCCAAAGATCCACCGCCCGCACCGTGCGGATATTCGTCTTTGGGTCGTAATCGTCTTCTTTAGTCATGAAGCCGATAGACAGGCCGGAAATGGCGCCAGCCTTCACAAGCGCGAAAGCCTCACGCGCCTGGGCTACATCCATCGCCAAGCGGCCCTTCACGCGAAGGCCGCGCTGGTCCTCTTCCATGCTTTCCCAAACACCAATCGGCATATCTTGCCGGTGCTGCCAAAGCATCGCGGGCATCGTGTTTGCCGCGCGGTGTTCAGCAAGGCTCGCCGCAAAGGCGCCTGGCACAACGACATCGCCGTAAGCGTCTTCTTGCCCAAAGACAGAGCCGAAGCCTTCAATCACGCCCTCTTCGCCAGCCGCGCGCAGCGCAAGCGCGAAGTCGCGCGTTTCCCGCCGCGCGCCCTGTTCGCGGTTTTCAATCATTCGATTGTTCCTTCGCTTAAACTGCCGGGGCTTCCGGCGCGGGCGCGGCGGGGGCGCCATTCATATTTGCGGGCGTCAAAGGTTCATCCAGGCCGGGCAACGGGTCTTTGCCTTCCTCGTCGCGCAATTCGTTCCGAGTATAGATGCCCATTTCCGCCATGGTGCGCGCCCAAACGGCGCGGTCGGCCATGCTGCCCGCCGTCAGATAGCGTGTGTCAAACTCGCACCAGAGCGGCCCGGAGCCATCCAGCAGAAACTCATCCAGGCGTTGCAGCCATAATTGATGCCACGGCGCCAGCGTATGCTTCAGATGGGCCGCAAAGAATGCCTCGCTGCTGGCAAAGGTCGCGCTCTTATCGGAATGCCCCACCATAATCGGAAACACGCCAAAGGCCCGGCAGATTTCTTCAATCTGTAAGCGGCGCGTCTCAACATGCTGAGCGTCAACGCCGGTCATCGCCAACGGCATGTATTTCATGGCGTTGTCGAGGATTGCTGTGCCGCTGCGCTTTTCCGCCGTGAAGCGCTGCCAGGATGCCCGAAGGCGATCCATTGCGGCGCTGTCTAGCTTTGCCTCAGTCGTCAGGATGCCCGCCGGCCGGCCGCCATTCTCATGCAGCTTGGCTTGCGATTGCTCCGCCGCCATGGACAACCCAATGGCTGAAGCCGCCAGCCGCACCGCGTTCAGGCCGCGCCAGTAATCCCACTGCCAATTCGGCAAATGGAAAACATCGTCCGGTCCAAGTTCGCCAATGAAGCCAAACTCATCGTGGATGCGATACCGCACCTGATAGCGCGCCGTTCTCTCGATCTGATAATTACCAGGCCGCACCGGGATCAATTCACGCACGCGATTGCCGGCCATAACCTTTACCGCCAAAGCATCGCCGGTCAGCGCCGCGTGAAGCGTCATCGTGCGGCGAAACTCGAAGCTGGTCTGCCATTCATTTGGCCGACGCGACAGCATCCGAAACTCGGGGATATTGCGCGCAAGCTGGCGCCGCCGGTTGGCGTCTTCCCGGAACACATTGAGCGCAGGCGTGGCGCAGCCGTCCGCAATGGTCTTCACACATGCCAGCACCGTCGCCACCTGAAGCGCTGTCTGCGGCGTCACCGCGAGCCCGGCAACCGTCGCGCCATAGGCGTCATCAATGCGCGCCATAACCTCATCAAAGGGGCGCGGCGCAGATCGCAAGGAAAGCGCACCTCGAAGGCGCGTGATCAAGCTCATTTCACAGGACCACCATCTCCGAGGTTTCAAGATAAGAATGGGCTTCAGCCTGCGCCGTTGCGGCCCCTACTGCCATTGCCAGCGCAATCAAGGCGTCAATGCGGTTCACCGCCCGCCGCTTGGAAAACCATGAATTGCCGAATGGGTCATTTTCCGTGCTGGCGCTCATCATGGCCGAAATCAGCACGGGCGAACGGCGCAACCGTATTCGCTTCTCCAGAATGAGTTGCTCCAGCACCAGCTTAGAGCCGGGCATCCACAAACCTTGCGCGCCCTTCTTTTTGCCGCCCTGCGGATGCTCCACCACGGGCAGCGTCACACCAAGCGCGTCAAGCTCCGGCTCGAAGTGCTTTTTGAAGCCGTAGCTGTCGTATCCAACCGCGGCGATTTCATAGAGGCCGACCAATTCAGCCAAGCGCGCCGCGACAAAATCAAAGCGCACCATCCGGCCAGGCGCGGCATTCAGAAAGCCGTCCTTAACCCACAAGTCATAGGGCACGTTGTCCCGTAGCGCGCGCTCGGCAAGCGTATCGCCAGGCGTCCAAGCCTCCACCCAAGCGTCAAAGGTCGGCAAGCGCGCCGTGCTGCCATCCTCGGCCGGCATATCCACAAAGCCGGTCGGCACAACAAAGGCCAGCGCGGTCAAGTCTTGCGTGGCAGAAAGGTCAAGGCCGCAGAAAACCCGCTCGCCGGTATGCTCAACCTCGGGCTCAAACTCGCTCAGCACCGCTTCAAGCGCCGGGCGAGACATCCAAGCCGTTTCGCTGTCCGTCCAATGGCAGAAATGCAGCCGCAGAATGTTGTTCAGCTTGCCAGGAATAGCCTTGGCCTGCCGCACTACGCCGGCCAGGTAATCTTCCTGCACCGTGACGCCTAGCAGCGGGTTTGCCTTTACCCAACAGGCCGGGTCTTCAAGCGGATCGTCGCCGGGGTCCAAAGCGCAAACAAAGCTGAAGGATTCGTCGTCAATGACTTCCCCAACGAAGGTATAGGCCTCGTCAGGTTCTCGCGTTCCGGCTGCCACCCGCACAGCGTGCTGATGCTCTTGCCAGCATACGCTTTGCCGGTCAGAGCCGGAATTGGTCGCCATAATGAGCAACGGTTGCCGGCGCCATTTAAAGCCGCGTTCCAACATTTCAATCATCGTGCCGTTGCGATGCTCATGCACCTCGTCGCACAAGGCGCAGGACGGTCGCGGGCCAGACTGGCCATCGTCGCTGCTAATCGGGCGAAAGAAGCTGCCCGTCTTTAAGTCCGCCAAATTCCAAACCGGGTTGCCGCCGCTTGGCGTCAGCCGTCCCGATAGCGCGGGCGACTGCTGAAACATTGCTACCGCGTCGCGGAATAGGACCATCGCCTGGTCCTTTTTTGACGCCGCTGCGTAAACCTCGGCCCGGTCCTCGCCGTCCGCCGTCAGGCAATACATACCGACGCCGGCCATGAGCGGGCTCTTCCCGTTGCCCTTCGCGATCTCGATATAGGCCCGCCGATAGCGGCGGCTGCCATCCTTCCGGCGCCAGCCGAACAGGCTGCCAACGATAAATTTCTGCGATGCGTGAAGCTTGAACGGGCGGCCCTCAAACTGGCCACCGTTTAGCCGTAGCACCACCTCGAAGAACGCAATGGCGCGGTTTGCCGCGTCAACATCCCAAGTCAGGCCGCGCGCCTTGGCGCCTTTTAGGTCCGCCAAGTGCCGCTTGCAGGCGTTCCGCACATGCGGCCCGGCTACTATGCGGCGGGCGGTGACGTCCTTTGCCCAGGCGGTTGCCGGGTCAAGCGAAGAACCGGGCGGCGGGGTCTTCTTTTTCGGCGTCTTCGCCGCCATTCGATTTCACCTTGCTACGCGCCGCCGGGGTCTGGCCAAATTCCACCAGCCAAGCCTTCAAGCGGCGGTCTGCATCCATCAGCGCCGAATAGGCCGGGCGCATCCGCTCCATTTCGCCGCCCGCCTTGGTCTCCACCACCTGGAACCGGCCATTGGCGGCAATGTCTTGGCGCAGGGCCACAATCTCCGCGTAAGTCTCTGCAACCTGTTCCAGCGCCGCCGCGTCGGCCTCAGTCAGCACGCCGGAGCGATCCAGAATGGCAGCAAAGCGCCCCCAGGCGACACGCGCGT